ATAAAATAATTCACAATAAAGCATTTCGTCTCTTATTAGTGTCTCGAGTGTTTTGTTAGTTAAATTCATTTTTATACCCTTTTAATGTCTCTTTTTTTGTTAATCCTGTAATAGCACACCTATCATCACCAACTAAAATAATTCCTAATATAGAAATTATAATACCTATTAGTAAAACTTCAACCATGTTAACTCCTTCAAAATTAAATGTAACCGTATTATAATATAATATTAATATATTGTCAATACTTTATTAAAAGAATTTTATAATTTGTTGTTGTATAACATTTAAACCCCTAAAAAGCATATACAATAGGGTAGGGTAGGGCATAATCACTATTTTTTGTTAAATTTTGGCATTTTTCACTCTTTTTTACATTTTTCGTGAAATTTTTCGTGAAATTTTTCGTGAAATTTTTTATATAAAGTTTGTCGAGTCCATTTTATAAAACCCCTCGAGTCCTGTCGGGTTCATTTTATAAAACCCCTCGAGTCCTTTAATAACTCTTTAAGCTATACTTCTATAGAATTACACTCTTACAAAATAAAAAGGATAAAAATGAAATCAATACAAGTACCATATGAAGTATGGAAGCAGTTAAAACAGTTAGCATTAGATAAGGACACAACAATAGCAGGTGTTATAGCATCACTATTAGAGCAAAACAATGACTAAAATACAAGAAGCAGCAAGAGATATACAGGATAAATATGGTTGGAACTTACTACCTTTAGGGCAGTTTGTAAGGGCAGCAGATGGTAAGAAAGAAGTACAGTTTTTAGCTTCTTACACACAATACAGGGATAAGGTATATCCAATAGAGCAGTTTCCAGCGAATACACAGCACATCTTAATAATGACAGGTTACCTATCTAATTTAACAATTATTGATATAGATTCAACAGTAGCATTATTAGAGCTAGAAGAGTTCCTGCAGGATACTGTAGATAACTATTGTAACTATATTATAGCTACAACTAAGGGATTCCAGCTATTCTATACATATACACCAGAACTGAAATCAATAGTTAAGTACCAACAAAGTGATATAGATGTACTGAATGATGGTTATCAGACCTTTGCCAGTCCTCTAAATCCAGGTTATACAGTACTGAAAGAAGAAGCACCTCAGCCAGTTCCTGAAAAGATATTAGAGTTTTTCTCAAATATTGAGACTATTAATGCTGTATCAGACAACATCAGAAAGTCCAATGAGTCTTATTATGTAGAACCTTTCGTAGAAGTTGTAGAGCAGTTTATAGCAGCTAAGAGTATATCGAGTAAACTAAAAGCTACTTTAGAGGCTAAATTATGTAGAAAAGAGTTCGAGGGTCATACATTAGATGAGTTTGGTAAGGGTAACAGAAGTACATTTTTAGCAAGAGTAGCAGCATTATTATCAGCAGACCCTACAATATCTAAAGAAGCATTCGAGGCATTCATGCTTAAACTGAATATACAGTACACTAAAATGCCTGATTTAGAGTTCTCTAAAAGATACATCAGTCGCTACACACATAATAAAGCAACAGTAGTAGATGATATGACTGGTGAGTACTTACCCCTCTGGTCTTACAACCCTCAATGGGAGCTGGAGCATGAGAAACACATCTCAAATACAATGCTACAGGATCATAACTACAAAGTGTGGAGAGATTTAGAGGATTCTAAGTATGCCCTGTATCACATCCCGTCAAACTCAGCAGCATTATTAGCTAAACAGATGCTGTTAGACCAGCTGAAGCATATGGGAGAGCGTGTAGGAGATGATGGTATTCAGACATCTATGTTTCCAGCAATAGCAACAGTGTTTGACCCTACAAAGCCGTCACCATTCTTTAAAGATGAGTTTGGGAGAGAGTATTACAACTCATTTAAGAGAACGCCAATGATGGAACACTTCTTAACAGCTACAAGTAGAGATACTTTACCACCCTTCATTGCTAAAGTGTTAGCTAATATAATGCCTGAGACAGATACAAGGGAGTTATTTCTACATAATTTAGCACATCACCTAAGATACCTACATGTTGGTATGACTGCTCAGATATTTATAGGTCAGAAAGGTGGTGAAGGTAAAGGTGTTATTTTAGATGAGCTAATATCTCTGATTTATGGTGATTATTACTCTAAAGTATCTACTAAAACATTCACATCTAACTTTAATGGTGAGCTGAAGAACAAATTGTTTGTGTATTTAGATGAATCTGATGGTAAATTTAACGATACACTATTAGAAAACCTGAAAAGAATCATAGGGAACTCAACTTATGAACTTAGAGTTAAAAATAAAGGCACTACGAACACTCCCAATAATATGTTGATAGCTATATCATCAAATAAAGATGTTCCAGTAACTTTAGACTCAAACAGGGATAGGAGATTCAATGTTTCTGTGACAAGACCTATACCACTAATAGATTATGAATGGTTCAGAGAAGTTAAGAAGACAGTATCAGTTAAAAGACAGCTGGAGAATGAGATAAAGGGTTTTATAGAGTACTTAGCTGGTCTTAAAACAACAGATATTCAGTATGCTGAGATTATTGAGAATGAAGCTAGGTCACAACTAAAAGAAAACTCTATGACAACAATAGAAGTAGTAGTTGAGTACCTTTTAGCTCAAGATTTTGCAGAACTTAGAGGGTATTTAGGGGATTTAATGGTTGATATGTACGAAGATAGAGGTTTTATAGAGATTTCTAAGGTAGTAGAAGCATTAGAGCAAAGAGGAATTAAAGCACAACGAAAAGTAACACCATTAGTTAGTAAGCATCCTAAAGGTAAAGACAAATTTGGTGAGCCTAGATGTAAAGTACTAAACTTAGATGGTAAAACATACAGATGTTTAGATATGAGAGCTGAATAGTGCAAGAAAGCACAATAAAACAGTACCTACCAGCCCTTCATGAGGGTCTGAGGGTCTTTAAAGCTGATGATTTGTGGTTTTACTCTTTAGAAGGTAAAGGTTTAGTGCTTTCTATGGATGGTATGGACATTCAAGTTTATATCTTGCCTGAGTATAGAGGTCAAGGAATGTCGACTAAGTATATTAGACAGATAGTTAGAGAAGAACTGAACAGACATACAACTTTAGAGGTGTCTTTCTTGGATGATTGGTACAAAAAAGCATTCTTTAACGCTCTTCCACACTCTGATATACTAACTTTTGATACTCCGAATGGTCTTTATATGGTAAATGCAAGGAAAAAAGGGAAATTTATAGAGTTTCCTTATGATTATAAGATATAATTAAGTTATAATACAGTATCATTACATCTGTTAGACCGAAACAGTCTTTAAACTAGCTATCGGTACGAGTTACCAACAAAATATTAAGTCAAGGAGACTAAAATGCTAGCAAGAAAAGCTAAATTAACATGGACATCAATTAAAAATGTAAACGAAATGAGTGGAAAATATGAAACAAACTTCTATGTAGATGCTACACAACAAGAAAAGCTTAAAAATGCTATTGATGCTGAGTGGAATTCATACAAAGGTTCTTTCAAAGGTAAGCCACAATCATTAGGTTACACTATGGTACAAGATGATAATGGTGCAGAAACTGGTGAGATTAAATTCAAAGCTACTCAAGCACCTCAGTCAACTGATGGTAAGTATACTTTTGAAGTAGACTGTTATGATGCTGATGCAAGAAAGATAGAAAAAGATAATATCCCTAATATTGGTAATGGTACTATTGCTAATGTTGAGTTTGAACTGTATGCTTACACATTCAAAACAAACAAGGGTGTAAAATTACAACTTAAAAGAATCCAAATTACTAAGTTAGAAGAATACACAACTGGAGATGCTAATCCTTTTGAGAAAGAAGAAGGTTTCCAAGCAGAACCTGAGAACCCTTTCGAGTCTGAAAGACCAGCAGGATTATAAAGATGGTTGAGCTTAACAAAGCTCTTCCTGTCTACTTTGATATTGAGACCGATGGTCTTTATATCAATACATCACTAATACAACTTAGACAAAATAACAAAACACATTTCATCTATGTCAATAGTGACGAAGAACTGGCAGAGATTAAGAAAGAACTTCAACAATATCACCTAGTAGGATACAACCTTAGCTATGATTTAGGAACACTAAATTTAGTTCCTGTTGCTATAGATGATTTGTTCTATGCTGTTAAGACAGCTTTCCCAGCAATAGGAAAGTTCTCATTAGATGCTGTTGTTGCTTACTTTGATTTAGATTTATACAAAGGTTTAGATAAAAAAGCTATGCAGAAAGCTGGTTTTAAAAGAAACAGAGTGTTTACACCAGAGCAACTGAGATATGCTGAAGCAGATGTAGAAGCTTTAGAGTGGTTGTATAACCATAAGAAAGTACAAGATGTTATTAAGAACAACATTGCCTATGCTTTAGATATAAAGTCTTTATTATATGCTGCTCAATATCAACAAAATGGTTTATTAGTAGACCAAGATGCTGTAAAAGTAGAGATAGAAAAGATAGATTCTACTATTGAACAGAATTATATAGACTTAGCTGGTTTAAACCCAAACAGTCCTAAACAATGTAAAGAAGCTTTAGGAACAACCAGTACTAATAAAGATACTTTAGTAGCCTTGATGGCTGAGGGTAACTCACTAGCTAAACTGATATTTGACCAAAGAAGACTTTTAAAAAGAAGAAATATGCTAGAGTCATACAACTTCCCTAAAGTTTACACTAAGTTCAACCCAGCTGGAGCTATAACAGGACGATTCACAGCTTCTGGTGGTGATATGTTAGATGGTATTAATGCCCAGCAGATAACTAGAGATTTACAGTACCTTTTTAATCAAGATACTGATGATACTGTTATTATTGAGGCTGACTTTTCTACAGCAGAACTAAGAGCTGCAGCAAGTATTATGAGAGATGCTCAGATGTACAAAGAGTTAAAAGATGGTATGGATTTACATAAGATTAGTGCTACTATGGTAACAGGTGGTTCTATTGAAGATGTTACTAAGAAAGATAGACAAGCTGGAAAAGCTGTAAGTTTCGGTCTTATCTTTGGTATGTCTGCACCAAGCTTTAAACAATATGCCTTTACAACTTATGGTGTGAACTTTAGTGAGCCTGAAGCTAGAGGTATTAAGAATAACTATATGAAAAGATACAGAGGTATTACTAAATATCACAGGAATGCTTGGGACAACTATGAAACTATGGTTGTTGAGACAGCATTAGGTAGAAGAGTAAGACCAAAGTTAGGTACAGATGCTATTAACATTCCTATTCAAGGAACAATAGCAGAAACTACTAAGATGGCTGTACACTTTGCTGTAATGGAAGATAAGAGAATTTTAGATTATATTTACAATGTAATTCATGATCAGATAAACCTACGAGTTCCTAGAGCTGATGTAGACTACTGGACAGATTTATTAGTAAGAAATATGAAATTAGGTTGGGACGAAATCTGTAAATCAGATTTAATGTTCTATAAAGATATAGAAATGCCTGTGGATAGTAACCATGCAAATTAAGGAGCATAAATGAACATATTTCAGAACTTAGATAAGACACTGATAGTAGATGCTGATTCAATAGTATTTATAGCTTGCTACAATGCTGCTAAAGACACACTATCAGAGGAGTTCTTTAACACAGAACTTGAACACTCTACTGAAGTTATTAGATTAGCTGGTGATTATGCAAAAGCTCATGTCTTAAATATACAGGAAGTAACAGGTTGTGAAGCAGTTGAGTGCTACTTCACAGCTGGTAAGTGCTTCAGATACGATGTAGATGCTGAGTACAAAGCTAATAGAAAGAAGACTAATTATGTATTAGGTCTTAAAGAAGTTAAAGAGTACTTACACAGTCAGTTTGATGGTGAGATAAGTACTGAGTATGAAGCAGATGATATTTGTTATTATCGAGGTATGCAAGAGAACACTTTAGTATCTTGTATTGATAAAGATATTTCTGGTCAGCTTCCTTATGCTACTTACAACTTCAGGAAGAATGTCTACATAGAACCTCAAGAAGACCCAAAGAAATTTGTATGGCTTCAGATGATTATAGGTGATAATGCTGATAATATCAAAGGTATTAGAGGTATAGGAGCTGTTGGTGCTACTAAATATTTAGCAGATGTTGAGGATTATAGAACAGCTGTTTTAGAACTTTATACAGAAAAAGGTAGGAGAGATGACTTTATTAAGAATCTTAATCTATTAGACATGGCTTTATTACAAGATGATATGAGCATAAAACTACATAAGGAACTAGAAGATGAAACTGTATGATTTTAAAGTAAGAAGTAAGAGCTATTGTTTAGTTAAGTTTGACAAGTATAACTTTAGTGTTAGAGAGTATTTAAAGAACCCTAAAGTTAGTGAGGCGTTTGGTGTTACTTTAGTAACAGAGTTTAAACCAGCGGATAACTTTTTTGGTTCTTTATATGCTGCTTGTAGGAAAGTTGTAAGAGTACAAGGTGGTAATCACCCTGCTAGGTATATAGATAGCCTAAAACCATATAATCTTACAGAAGATAACAAAGAAATTTACAAAGACGCAATTAAGGAGTGTTTAGGATGAGTATAGAAACAATTAATACAGGGTATGCACAGGACATGGGGGATAATCCAATATCTCCAAAACATTATTCGGATTTAAAGATAAGCCCTTTAGAATATATAGAAGCTAATGAGCCTGAATTTACTTGGTGTATATCTAATGTAATTAAATATGTATCAAGATATAAAAGAAAGAATGGTCTTGAGGACTTGAAGAAAGCTCAATGGTATCTAAATCATGAGATTGAGAGGCTGGAGAATGAATAATAGTAATTGGCAGCATGGTTTAAAAGAATGGAGAGCAGATAGAAATATCGTAACACCATCAGGTAAAGTATTTGACATGATAAAAGAAGAGCTTAACGAACTAGAAGATGCTATCTATGATAAAGATGAACACGAAACAGTAGATGCTTTAGCAGATATTATTGTATTAGCTACTAATGAACTAGAACTTATGGGTTATGATTTAGATGGTGTTATGATTGAAGTAGTTAAAGAGATTAGTTCAAGAAGACAATGTCCAGCACAAAAAGAAGTATGGGGAAAATGGGGAGCTGAAGGTAAATGGCAGAAACAGAAAAACCAAACAGATACTTATAAGGCAGTTTACAAATGAGCAGTCAGAAAATACTATACAACAAAGTAATTGAGAAGATATTCTATCATAAGGAAAATGCTCAAGCTTACCTGTTGGATAATGTATGAAACCACTACCACACCAGCTAACTAAATCTGCTGAAGCCTTTAAGGTTCTTCAGCAGCAAGGTATCGTTTATATAGCAGGGAAACCTAGAAGTGGTAAGACTTACACATCTATACTAACTCTGGAGAACTCTAAAAAGATTAAGAATGTGTTAGTTCTTACTAAGAAAGCAGCCATTAGTGGTTGGGAGAAGTTCACAGTACTGTCAGATATTAATTTCACAGTAACTAACTATGAACAGATTAAAAAGGTTACAGGTAAGTTTGATGCTTGTATTATAGATGAGTCACACAACCTTGGAACAGTTGGTAAGCCATCACAAAGAGTTAAAGATATAAGAGAGGTTTGTTATGCTTTACCAACAATTTTACTTAGTGGTACTGCTATTGTTGAGTCCCCTAATAGCATTTATCATCAGTGCTTTGTTACTAAGTATAGTCCTTTCTGCAGGTTTAAAAACTTCTATAAGTTCTTTGCTGGATATGGTATACCAGCAGTTATGCACTTACATGGTAGGCAAATCCCACAGTATAAGAAAGCAAGACCTGAGTTATTAGATGTTGTTGATAAGTTTACAGTTTATATGACTCAAGCAGATGCTGGTATAACTACTGAGGCTGAAGATGTATTACACTACATACAATTAGACCCTGAAACTGTATTACGCTACCAACAGTTGGAGAAAGAAGACATCATTATGATAGATGGTAAAGAGCTTGTTTGTGATTCTACAATGAAGTTAAGAACATCACTACATATGATGGAGTCTGGAGTAGCTAAGATAGATGATGAGTATATAGATATTGGTAATAGAGAAAAGTATGACTACATCCGTAATAATTTTACACTTGATGAACATACAGTTATCTTAGCACACTTTATAGGTGAGCAGAGGTTACTAAGAGAGTTATTCCCACAGTGTACTGTTGAGAGTGCTACATCTAAAGCTGAAGGTGTATCTTATGCTTGGGCTAAAGAGTTTATTTTATTTAGTTCTGGTTATTCAGGGTCTAAATACATACAGCGTCGTGAGAGAATTATAGATGTACAAGGTTCTAATACAGCTAAAGTACACCATATAATTGTTAAGGGTGGTATTTCTGACCAAGTCCAAAAGGCTGTGAGAAAGAAAGAATCATTTAATAACGCAACATACCAGAAAGGATTATTATAAAAGAACAAGACATACAAAAGAAGATAACTAAGTATCTGGAGAAACGAGATGCTTATGTAGTTAAGATTGTAACAGCTAGTAAAGCAGGAGTACCTGACATTTTAGCTTGTTACAAAGGCGTGTTTATGGGTATTGAGGTTAAGAAACCTGATACTAAGAAGAACACATCTAAGTTACAAGACTACAACCTAAGAGCCATTATTGAGGCTGAAGGTTTTAGCACAGTTGCAGCATCTGTAGAAGATGTTGAAGAATTTTTAGAGTTTATAGACCAGATTAGATAATTTAAGATATAATTAAGTTATATTACAATACAATTACATCAGTTAAAGGATAACAAATGACAACAGAAGAAATACAACAACTAGAAGTAGACGCATTAGAGCTACTGATTAAAGAAAGAGATGAAGAGATTATGACTCTTGAAGACTGTATTGATACTCTACAAGTAGACCTTAGAGAAGCTAATCTTTTAAGATTGACTGAGTCTAATGAGCAGACAGTTAGATTAGCGGAGTTAGCTAAGAGAATTAATGTAGTTCTAGGTGATTACTAATGCTTACAATTAGACAAGTAATAAAACCTATGCAAGACGGGGGCCTATCTAAATACAGAATCGCTAAGAATTTAGGTGTTCAAAGTATTATGATTGACCACTATCTTACAGGGAAATGTAGAACACCTACTTTTAGAGTATGTAAGAAGATTTATGAGGATACAGGTTTAGTTACTTTCCCTTATTCTGAGGAAGAACTACAAGAAGAACACGAACAAAGACTATTCACTATAACAGAAGAAGACTAGTCACTATATAAGAAGCTGGGTAACTACTACACAGCCCAGCTTCTTTAAAGAAATTTGATTTTAACAGACCTATAAGTTTTAAATATGTAGGTCGGTTATATATGTGAGCTACTAATGGGTAGTTCGTTTATATAACTAATGAAGGAGAAGATATGAAAGAGAAATTACAAGAAGCAAGAGAAGACTGGATGATGTTTAAAAGACTTCAAAAAGGTGAGGACGCTGATTATAAATGGCTTCAACTAAAGTTAGAAGAAGCAGAAGCAAGAATCAAAGCTTGTAGGTATAAAATAGACTTAGGGGATCAAATATGATTAGTAAAGAATTATTAAGTGACGTGATGGGTATGAAGGATAATTAATGACTAGAGAAGAAGCAAAAGACTTAATAGAAATAGAATATGATAGCCTCGATAATTACTGTGATAGTAATCATTGCTCAGTTATAGATCAAATTTATGATGATTTTGAATCAAGAACTTGTGAGAATTGTAAGCACTGTAATACTGAACTATTATGAACTATAAAGGATACCAAATGAGCAAATCAATAGAATTATATGAAAGGGTAAGAGATGATGATCTTTACAGAAGCAGAAATTAAAGTTATGTCATTAAATGTCGCAAATGAAATGTTATTTAAAGCTACTAAGGCTTTAGATGACGGCAATTATATAGCAAAAAACAAGCAGAAATTATTACAACAAATAAGTAGGCTTAATACACAAGTCGATAACCAAGAACTATCCACACAGATAGATTTTTAAATAACATAACCAAAGGATAATAAATGAACATATACACAGAACCACAACAGCTAATAGATCCAAAGAAACTAATTAAGTTACTTAAAGATATAGATGATAATCATGCTAAGACATATGGAGAACATTGTTTAATAAGATTAATATTAAGTAAAGTGGAAGGATAAGTAAATGAAAGAATATCATAAAGAATATAGTGCTTTAGCAATGAGTTTCTTAACTCAATTTTTAGATGATGCTAAAGGTAAACATCCAGAAGTTAAAGAATTATTACAACTGGTTCAAAAGAACCATGGAATTAAGACTGAGAATGGAGCTGTAGAATATGTAACATCTGCATATAATAAGCTAGAAACAATAACAAATGGTGAAGATGTAGATGGTAATGCTTTATTATTAGGTGTATCATCTTGTCTATACTTAGCTGAAGAAGATGTATTTAAAGGATCAGCAGGGATGAAATGTCTAAGGTTAGCTAATACCCTATACTTTGATTTAGAGAAGAATATAGGCACTAGTAGTGAGTTTAAAACCACTAATAATATCATGGATCAATTAGACAGAATAAATAGAAAAGAATATTATCAAGGATAAGTAATGGCAAAGGGTAACTGTAAACAATGTGGAGCAGTAACAGAAACTAGAGGTAAGACTTTAGTTAAACATTTCTGTAATTCTGTATGCAATCAAAAGTACAAAAGAGAAGAGAAGAGACAAGAAGAACTTAAAAGATTAGGAGATAGAAGATGTATTGTATGTAATGCAGACATCAATCATACTAAGCTAGGTACTAGATTTTGTTCTAAGAGATGTACTCAATCTAAACCTAAAGAACATAAGTTTTGTAAGCATTGTAATGGTGATATGGGATTAGTTAATTCAACTACAGTATTCTGTACAAGAAAGTGTCAACAATCTTTCAATAATGAAAAGAAAAAAGTAGTACAGAAAGAAAAGAGATGTTTAGAATGTAAAGAAATGTTTATGCCTGAAGTTAGAACCAAACAATTCTGTAGTAAGAGTTGTAGAGATAAGTTTCATTACAAAAATAGACTTAGATCAGGAAACAAGAGAGAAGATAGAACCTGTGAAGCTCCAGATTGTACAGTTACGTTTAACATACCTAAAGGTGGTAGAAAGAAGACTTGTTCAGATGAATGTAGAAAGATAGTTAATACTATTAAACAAAGAGAAAGAGTTAGACCAACTATCAATATAGATAGGATATGTGTACAGTGTAATACTCCTTTTATTGCTCACAATATAAAGACAGTTACTTGCTCATATAGTTGTAATGGTAAACTAGGAGCAAAGAAGAGAGGTCATACTCTTAAAGAAGATAGAGCAGTAATACCTAAACCTAAGAAGACTACTACAAAGAAGAAACTAGTAGTTAAGACTATAAAAGAGAAAGTAACAGTAAAGAGTAAACCTAAAGTAGTACCTCAACCTAAAAAGATAGAAGTTCCTATGTTTAAAGCTGAATCTATGCCCAAGGTAACACCTAAAGAATCACTTTCAATGGTAATAGTTAGAAGAACTAAACAAAAGACTCAAATGACCTCTAAGGCTGTAGACCTACAACAGGAATGGTTAAAGAAAAACAAAGCAACTGTTATTGAACCAACAGACTATAAGTATAAAGCTTATCAAGGTAATATTGAACCAACTAATACTCTTACTGAATATGGTAAGTTTACAGGAATGAAGGGAAATACAGAATCACTAGATGATTCAAGAAGAGATGTAGGAATAGATTAATATCTAAACATATAATACAATAGTTTATCATATGATAAAAATATAACAAAGAAATTAACAAAGGAAAATAAATGAGTAGAATAGCATTAAAGAACGAAGATTGTTTAGTAGCAATGGATAGAATGATTGAGGAGGGTGTTAAGGTAGATGCAATCATAACAGACCCTCCTTATGGTACTACAGCGTGTAAGTGGGATTCTGTAATTGATTTTGATGAAATGTGGAAAAGACTAAATAAACTTATTAAACCAAATGGTGCTATTGTATTATTTGGAAGTGAGCCTTTTAGTAGTGCTTTAAGAATGAGTAATATTAAGAACTATAAGTATGATTGGGTGTGGGACAAGAAGAAAGGTGGAAATCCGTTGCTGTCAAAAATACAACCAATCAAGATTTTTGAAAACATTCTTATCTTTGAAAAATCAGGCAAGAAAGTAAAATATTATCCAATAATGGAAAAAAGGGATAAAGTAAAATATAGAGGCAAGAATAAAGGAACGATTTCAGACTCAACAGGAAACTCTTTTACTGAAAATAAAGCATATACTCATAAATATCCTAAAGCAATACTAGAGGTAAGTAATGCTTCACAAAAAGGAAAAGTTCACCCAACACAAAAACCAGTAGCACTTATGGAGTATCTGATAAAGACCTACACAAATGAAAATGAGTTAGTCTTAGATTTTACTATGGGTAGTGGAACAACAGGTGTAGCTTGTAAGAATTTAAATAGAGATTTTATTGGTATAGAACTAGATGAAGATTATTTCAAGATAGCTAAGGAGAGAATAAATGAACAAGTATGATAGAACTATCCAAGGGAAAGACAACAACACTAGCATAGTAGATGTCTATAGTGTACTAAAAGCTTTTGATGTAAAATGTCCTGCACTACAGCAGGAGATTAAAAGAATCTGAAAGTTTTAAACACATAATACTCTAAATAGAGTCTATTAAATGCAAGAACAATGCAGTAGTTTGTCAGA